TTACTGATGCAGATCACACTAAACTAAATGGTATTGAAGCTAGTGCAGATGTAACTGACACTACTAATGTTACGGCTGCTGGCGCTTTAATGGACAGTGAATTAACAGACATAGCTTCTGTCAAAGCTCTTAATCAAGGTGTAGCCACAACAAACAGCCCTACTTTTGCTGCACTAACCGTTGACGGTCACACACTGCAAGATAGCACTGATAGATCTGGATTGCTGTCACTAGATACAGCGCTTGGTACTTGGCGTGGTATTCAAATAGAGCCAACTACAACATCCAAGTGGTCTTTGATGGGAAATCAAACTGACTTTGGTTTGTATGATGACGAAAACGGTGAATGGATACTGAATTATAATGAAAACTCTACGTTGCAGCTTTACGCAAATGGTACAAATTCATTTACTGTTCAGACAGCAGGCGCAAATGTAAATGGCAATTTAAGTGTTACTGGTACTGTAGATGGCAGAGATGTTGCAGCAGACGGCACAAAGCTAGATGGCATTGAGAGTGGCGCTACAGCAGACCAAACCGCTGCTGAAATACTTACAGCCATTAAAACAGTAGACGGCTCTGGCAGTGGCTTAGATGCTGACACAGTTGATGGTGTTCAACTGTCTGGAATAACCCAATCTGGGGATGCTGGTAATGGAGACCTCAATAATTCCTACTGGGAAACAGCATCACGTCTAACATCCTCTCAAGTTACTTCTAATGGTCCGTTTACTGGGTGGCAGACTATCTACAACAACCGACACCGTGGTGGCACAGGTGATGGTACTAGTTACGGGTCTCAAATATCCATTGGTATGACCACGCAAACCAACCAGATGCACTTTAGGTCTAACACCGGCACAGACACATGGACCTCTTGGTATAAGGTATGGCACTCTGGCAATGATGGTTCTGGCTCTGGCCTAGATGCAGACACTGTTGACGGGATAGAGGCCAGTAGCTTCCTACGCAGTGATGCTGACGATAGTACATCAAATACCATTACATTTTCAAATGATATAGTTGTTGGTGATCAGATCATACATAATGGTGACACTGATACCTATATGCAATTCCACAACGCTAACGAGTGGAGAGTTGTTACCGGTGGCACAGAAAGACTAGAGGTTACTGACAGCGCTTTAACATCTGCCGTTAATGTGGAAGCCCCTCTTTTACATGCAACAGGTGGTACATTTGTGTCTGGTGCTAATACAAGCACTACTGCTGGACTTGTTTTGGATAGCGGTAACCAGATATTAGGCCAAGACGCAGCCAATAACTATCTAAGAAACGTTTTAAAGTGGACATCTAGCAGCACCATAGATATTGGGCAGGGTGGTACAACTTTAATATCTGGTATTACTTTAGAAGCTGGAACCAGTGGCGTAGTAACTATGAAGAGTGGTCTAAAGCTTGACCATGAAGTTACTGAAACTGTTACTGCATTAAGTGGCACAAGTGATGTCTTAGAGCCGCAAGAAGGTACTATTCGCACACACACATTAAGCGGAAACACAACTTACACTGAGAGTTTTTCTGCGGGTCAATCTATGACGCTTATGATTGATGATGGCGCTGGCTATACTGTCACTTGGCCTACCATGACTTGGGTAAATAACGGTGGCTCTGCCCCAACCTTAGCTACAAGTGGCTACACTGTTATAGTTCTTTGGAAAGTCTCAACGACTTTATATGGGGCTTTAGTTGGAGATGGCTCTTAATGCTGCTGTCACGTAAGTTACTAAATAATCCTGCTTCTGGGTCTGACCTGCCAATAGCTATGGCTAATTGGACAGAAAATCAGCAAATAGATACTACTGAAATTGATTGGCAAGCAAATGGTCTTGTTTGGAAACCTGACGGAACTAAGTTTTGGTTAATTAATGATAGGGGTACAAGTGGGGGTGATACAGGTTGGACATATACCTATACCTGTAGCACTGCTTGGGATATAAGTACACACAGCTATGTAAGCGGAGAGTTTGCAGATCTAAGCGATGGAATGCAAACCTTTTTAATAACTTCAGATGGTAATACTATATTCAGAATAGAGCATGACTTAATTAGCAAGCATAGTCTTTCTACATCTTGGGATGTATCTACCTTTGGCAGTGCTACTCAAACTTTAAGTACCTCTACTTATTCTACAGCAAATCAGGCTGCATTCCTTAGCGCTAATGGAACTAAACTTTTTACCTGTGGTTCTTCATCAGATACAATAGAAAGCTGGACACTATCTACTGGTTTTGATCTTAGCACTGCAAGTCATACAGCTACTTTTGATGCCTCTGGTGATGACGATTTTCCTTCTGGCATAGCTTTGAATGGTGATGGTACTAGACTTTGGTATAGTAACAGAAGAAATATATACGAAAAAAGTATGTCTACCCCTTATGATCTTAGTACAATATCAGCAGTAGCTAGTTTTAACCCAGCTGAAGCTGGTAGAGTAGGAAACATAGTTTTTAAACCTGATTTTACTAAGGTTTGGATTATAAGTAAGGGTTTTTCTGGTACATTAAATGAATTAGGAACGAGTTAGAGGGAATAAAATGTACTTAAAGGTAACAGACAATGTAGCTAGTGAATATTCTGTGCAAAGGCTACGGGAAGACAACTCTAATGTTTCTTTTCCAGAAGTTATATCTAGTGAGCTTCTAGCTTCATATAATGTGTATAGCTACAGCAAAGATACTAAGCCTTCTTTTGATAAGAACGTGCAGTACTTAGAAGAAGGTGACTTTTATCAAGATAGCTCTGATGCATGGTTTAGAAGGTGGTCTATAGTTAATAAGCCTGAAGATACGGCAGAGAGCAACATAAGATACCAAAGAGACGAATTACTACAGGAGTGCGATTGGACGCAGCTACCTGATGCACCAGTAGATAAAGCAATATGGGCCACATATAGGCAATCCTTGCGTGACGTTACATCACAGGCAGGCTTTCCTTATAGCGTAACTTGGCCCACTAAGCCGTAAGGATTAAACAATGCTTGGATTCAGCCCATTAGCATCTGCGCCGCTGGCAGACAGTGGAGTTGAAAACTTTGCGCTTACCGCCAGCAATATTACGTCTGGCGTTCCAACCGTTGCGACGGCTGCACTTGTACAGGATTATGCGCTTGCGCCGGTAGACATCGTTACGGGAAGCCCAGTCATAGGCGTTCCAGTCGTTGCGCAAAACAATGCTTTAACGGCAGATGGAATAGCTGCGGGCGCTCCAACGATTGACCAGTCAACGCTTACCAGCATTCACTTGCTTATCCCAGCAGAAATCACGGCTGGCGCTCCGACTGTTGGCGACAGCACGGCTACCGCAAACCATGTGCTTCTGGGCGCAGAGATCACGGCTGGCGCTCCGATTGTCGGTCCAGCGCGGTTTAAGTGGCAGGTAGAGCCGGTAGGGCCAGAAACGTGGACGGAGCAAGCGGTCGGCGCGGAAACGTGGACTGAGCAGGGGTCTACGGCTCCGGCTTGGACAGAGCAGGAGGCGGCATAGTGTTTGCTGGCAAAATGATATATAGTGCAAAAAAGCGCGAGGCGATTAAATGACGATTAGCATAACCAAACCCACAGTTGGCGGCTCAGAAAATACATGGGGAACCACGGTCAACACGGCGCTTGATGACGTTGTTGACGTTCTCAACGGTAACACCGCCAGCACCCCAGACTTGACAGAGGGAAGCTGGAAAGTCGGCGGCGCGGCGGTTACTGCATCAGCGGCAGATCTTAATCATACAGACGGTGTTACGAGCAATATCCAAACGCAATTAAGTGCGATTACATCTACAACCATCAGCGCAGGAAGCGGTCTAAATGGGGGTGGCTCCTTAGCTTCCAACCGCACCATCAGTCACGCGGACACCTCGTCCCAAAGCAGCGTGGACAATAACGGCAATACGGTAATCCAAGACATATCAGTGGACGGATTTGGCCATGTCACCAGCATTGGCTCTAAAACTTTAAGTATTCCAGCGGCTCAAAGCACAAGCCTTGGCGCTGTTGGAACATACACTGCGGCTGGTAAATCTTACGCAAGCGGCGGGTCAGGGACGGTCAGCGCTGGAACCACCGTTTCTGGAAGTACCTTAAAGTGGGGTGGGGTGAGTGCGGGTATATCGCAGTTCAGAGATTCTTTCCTCAGTGACCGCTGTTCTAGCGCTGGGCTAACGGGAACTTGGAGGCAGATGACGCCATACACGAGAACTAGCGTCGATGGCTACACAACCTTTGCTTTGTGGCTTAGAATTTCGTAAAACATAGGATTACTAAAATGAGCATACTTGTTCAAAAGGTTCGCAACGCCATTAATTGGCCAAATAAGCCAGAGTGAAAATATGACACTCGTACCTTTAGACATCCCCGCCGGTTTCTACAGAAACGGCACTGACCTTGAGCAATCTGGCCGGTGGCGCGATGGCAGCTTGGTGCGCTGGCGCGATAACAGCCTCAGACCTATTGGTGGCTGGCAAGAACGCAAAGCGTCATTCTGCACTAATGTTGTTCGGGGTATGCACACATGGGAGGCGAATAACGGCACGGCATATGCGGCTGGGGGATCATATAACGAGCTTAAAGCCATGACAGGCGGCGGCACTACTTATGACATTGCTCCAACAGATTTGGCGACAGGCCGTGAGGACGCAGAAGTTGAAACGGGCTATGGTTACGGCTTCTATGGCGATGGCTTCTATGGGACGCCGATCCAGCAAAATGCAAACGCTGTGCCAGAGGAAGCCACCCAATGGAATTTAGATAATTGGGGCGAGTATTTGGTTGCTTGCAATAAGGATGACGGGCGCTTGTTGGAGTGGCAGTTAAACCCAGCAGTAAAGGCAGCGGCGATTGCAAATGCCCCTACGAACAACCTTGGTTTAGTTGTAACGGAAGAACGGTTTATTTTTGCCTTGGGTAGTGGCAACAACCCGCGAAAGATTTCGTGGTGTGATCGTGAAAACAACACAGTATGGACGCCAGCAGCTACAAACGAGGCTGGTGATATTGAGCTTGCCGATAGCGGGCAGATTATGCAGGGCGTTAGAACACGCGGCCAGACGCTTATTCTAACGGATACATCAGCCCACACAGCAAGATACCTTGGCCCGCCTTATGTGTATGGCTTTGAGCGCGTTGGCACATCATGCGGGGCAATATCCCGCAAAGCTGCGTCTGACGTTGATATGGGCGTGTTCTGGATGGGCCAGCGCGGTTTCTTTAGGTTTGACGGTAACAGCGTTCAGGAAATACCCTGCGATGTATTCGACTATGTGTTTGGTGACTTTAATCCAGCGCAACAGTCAAAAGTCTGGTCATTTGCGAATGGTCAATATGGTGAGGTTTGGTGGTTTTATTGCTCTGAAAATTCTACTGAAATAGACCGCTACGTTGCCTATGATTACAAAGAGGGCCATTGGCTGATTGGCAACCTGTCTCGCACGGCTGGTGTTCAGCGCGGCGTCTTCCGCTATCCATTTATGGCGGGCCATAATTCAGACAGCGACATTTATGAGCATGAAGTGGGTCTTAACGTAGATAGCTCATCAATCTTTGCCGAAAGCGGGCCAATATCTATTGGCGCGGGAGATCAAGTTGCGCGTGTTACTGAGCTTATCCCCGATGAAAAAACGCAGGGCGATGTCAACGTCACGTTTAAGACACGGCTTTATCCAAATGGCGCTGAAACAAGTCATGGGCCATTCACAACTGCAAACCCAACATCAGTAAGGTTTACTGGGCGGCAAGTTCGTATGCGGGTTGATGGAGCGATCTTATCTGACTTTAGGGTCGGCAACATGCGAATTGATATGAAAGCTGGGGGCCGTAGGTAATGCCGGTTCCAGTATTACCCCCTATTGGCCCAGACTTGCGCCAGTGGGGGCGTCAGCTAACAATATACTTGCAGCAAAACCTAGCAAAGCTTGGATTTAAAACATCAACGGATAATCCGTCTGAAAACGGCGTCATCCTATGGGACAACGTGAACGGCTACCCTGTCGTGTCGAAGAATGGCGAGTTTCGGCAGATTGTTCTGGAAGATGGTCACGCTGACTTTATGAAAACGGCTGATGTCGTGCCGGTAGCAGCAAACACAGCGTACAAGCTGACTTACGATGCTCCCACCGGCAACGACGGAATAACACAGGGAACGCCAGCTTCAAGGATTGTTTTTGAAGAGGCTGGCGAATATGTCGTGTCGTTCTCCGCGCAAATATCATCGACATCAGCCAGCACGGTTCACTTCTACTTCTGGCCCAGCGTCAACGGAACAAACGTAGCCAACAGCGCGCTAACGACTGCGCTACACCAGAACAACGCCACGCTGGTCACGTCACGCACGCAGATATTTACGTTTGCGGCGAATGACTACTTTGAAGTGAATTACATGATCGACAGCACGCAAGGCTTTCTGAATTACACCGCAGCGTCTTCGTCGGTGCCAGCAATACCCGCGTCAACTTTAGCGATTACGAGGCTTCATGGATAAAGAGCTTGAGAGATGCCGCGACTGGATTG